TCTGGCGGAGGAGGGACGCATGGTGTGCTTGTTCCCGGTTGGTCGTATTTGGCCGTGTTACTCGCAACTTCGCGCGGTCGCAAGTTAACTGTAAAGACCTCAGGATTTAAATCAATGTCGTCCTGAGTGGTTTGTGTTGATAGGTGAAAGCTCCATTCGTCTTGTCGGGCTGTGCGTGATGTTAGTGTGGTACTCATAATCTACCCTCGTAGCTAAAATTTACAATTATTTGTTTGCCGATGAGAGTAGAATCTTCATCAAGCGTGTTTTTCTCGCAGTTGTACGTGCTTACGTCTTCAAAGTGCTGATTTGTAAATGCTCTGGTTACATCATCAAGCGCCTTGCCTACATCACCTATTATACTGCCTGTTGCTGGCAATACAAAAAACAGGTCGATAGCATAGAAACCTTCAAACCTAGACCAGCCTCCAGCATATGTTGTATCTGTTGTTGATACGGTCTGAACTCTGCCCCAATTTGAGTTATCTGGCTTTGTCCATGATGCGGTTTCCCACTTAATCGAATTAATATCGAATCCTGTTGGCAGGTTTGTGGCCAGATGCTTTTGCAGTGCTAGCATTGCGTTTTCTAAATGCGGATTAGCCATTTATAGCCACTCCCTTTCAAAGGTGTACCCTCTATGCTGCCTCATTTTCCCGTTCACGCACTGATTAACGCATGATGGAGAGAATCCGTTAGCCTTAAACTCAACATTTCCAGTCATTCTTATAACCTCAGACCCTTTTCTTGCTATAACAGTGTATTTTGCGTTTGCGCTTTTTATCCCAGTTTTACCAAGATTAACCTTTGTGCAGGCTCCGTTATCATGAGCGTGCTGGCTGTTTTCGGATGGAGTGCACCACTCTAGATTTTCAATATTGTTATTGAGCTTGTTTAGATCGATATGGTTAACCTGACTCTTACCTTCATGATTCTCAATAAAGGCTTGAGCTACAAGCCTGTGGATATAGAATGTTTTCCCTTTACCCATCTTAAATAGTGTAACTGAGTGATACCCCATCTTTAATAGCTGCGGCTCTTTTATCTTCTCAGCAACAAACATCCTTCTTCCGTCAGACATGCTGGCAAACCTTTCAACGCTCTTAACTCTGCCCTTTGAACTTATCTGATATATACCGCAATAACCTTCTACACACTTCCACAACTCTTTCATGATAACGACCTCTACTGTTTAGGTGCTATCATTATAGCATTGTTTAGAGTGATCTCTGTATTACTTTCTCAACAAAAAACGCCCCTGCTTGCTTTGACCATCCTAGATTCAACCTAGTTATGTAAGGGGTGTGATTTTGAATGTAAAGCTGCTTGTCTCGCTCAACACTGAAACCTTGAATTGTAAGCGAGCCAGCTCTGACTGCTTCGCCTCTATTTGTCTTTGACTCGCTAAACGCATCGCTAGGATTGTTTGTTGTAACATTCCAGTTTGCAGATGCAAAGCCTTGATCGCGTGGCGTCTCAATCACCACGCCGCGCAGAATGTTAAACGCCATGGCCCTAGCAGCTTTATCGATAAACTCGAACGACTCATCTTTGATTGATAGAAGGCTCTCGTATTTACCTGCCATTACTTTTCCCTAGCTTGGAAGATAAGAGCGGCATCAGCAGGATCGTTTTTTGATGACAATATGTGAATCGGCACACTATCATAAACCGCGCTTGTTGAGTCTGGCCTAACGTCAATTGTCAATTCTTGCTTAACCAAGATTATTTTAAAGTCACCCTGCTTGATATTCTGCCCGTCAACCTCAGATTGATTGTATGCTAAGCGAATGCCTTTTAGCGTTTGTGTGTCACCGCCTGTAACGCCTCCAGTAATTGGATCGTAAACACCTGCATTAGTTAGCACTAGGTCGCGCTGAAAGTCTCCGAAAGTCTTATTCTGGAGCTTTGCTGATAACCGTTGAAAACCTGCTCTAGTTGCCATGTTAAATCCTTACTGAGCGATTGCCAGATACAATGTAATCACGCAAACGGTCTGTTACCTCTGGAATTGTGACGACTTCGTTAGACTTGCCATTCTTGAAGTACTCAACCTCAAGCACATCAAGCTTTTCCCTGGCAACTTCGCGGCCATCACTAGCGCCTCTCAAGTCTGAGTCAACAGAGTATGCAGCAGCGTAAACTTGAGCCTGTTTGATGTCCTTCGGCACTGAGTCAGATGGAGTCAATACGCAGTCAACGTAAACTCCTGTTCGCGGCCATTGCAAGCCCTGTGTGGGTGACACCTTTTTACCTTTGTATCGATAACGCTCAAGGAATGCAGCGCCTTTGATTAATACAACGCTCGCTTCATCGTCATCAACTGGCAGTGTTAGGCCAAAATTCTCTGCAATCTGTCTTGCGTCAACCAGTGATAGGTAGGTATTGGCATCATCAACGCCAGTTCCATCCTCTAAAATAAATTCTACAGCCATGATTAGCCCTCGTTAGTTTTCCATATTATAGCGCTTATTAACTGGTCAGACCACATTAGGTAAAATAGTGTTGTATAGTCTCTTTACTTACTAAGGAGATTGATATGAGTAAAAGTGTTTTAATTGAGAAGTCTTCAAGCGTTGAGGTTCAGGTTGATTATGTTAGATGTGAAGAGTGTGGAGAAGATCTAGAATTTCGACTTGAGTCTGATAGCTATGGCGACCTGCAAATAACTGTAGAGCGGTGCACTTGTGAAGATATTGGCGCAGGGGAATAAAATGGAAGAATTAAACATTCGTGAAAGCGTTGAGCGCGATTTGTCAAAGTGTCGCGAGAAGTTAGGGTATCGTCCAATGTGGGTTATTGCCGAGGATAGCAATAAGCGTGAAAAGGTTGTGACGGTTAAGCGTGTTAAATTTTTACCTAATTTTATGGGGTGTTAGTGATGAGTGTTTATCAAGTTGAGGAGTATTATATATACATAAATGTTCCAGAGGAAAAGCTTGTCGATGTTAAGCGGTTTATTGACAACTGCGATGAACTGGCTTGTCAGGAGCACAGTTTCTCTGGTAGCGACCTTGTAATAGATAATTTTGATTGTGAGTCGCACGCAAAAAGAGTAAGCGATCAGATACACGAGATTATAGGATAAAAACAAAGCCCCTAACCAAAGGGGCTTTTTGTTATCCTCTAATTAATATCTTGCAGTACCACCCGTTTACTTTAACCGTGGCATTATCATCTGAAGATATTTTAAAGCTCCCACCCCCGTTAAGCGTGTTGGCGTCACCAATGTAAATTCCGTTGTATCGGTTTACGTTTTTCTCTCCAGTACCTTTAAACACGCCACTAGCGAATGGTATGCTGTACAGCCCAGCTCCGCTACCAAGCTCAAGCTCCACATCGACAAGCTGATTCGGTGATGATGTCGTGATATCTAGATCAAGCCTTATATCAACCATATCCCCAAGCTTAAGCTCGGTGAAGTCAAAGTTCCCAGCTATTGCATCCCATACGTCAGTAACACCAGTCGGCAGGTAGGCCTTATTCGTGAATGGACCAGCCCCGTCATTTGTTAAATACACAAATCCAGCTCCACCAGTGACAACTATAGGAGTCGTTTGAGTAGCTAGATCTGAGTAGTCAGCAAACCCAATTCGGCAGTTGTCAGTCGCGCCACCAGAGGCAACTATTGCCGCCAGTATATCCTCAAGCAGTTCATTTCTTATGCTCATATGGTCAATCTCCTACAGTGAGTCAAGCCAATCTCTCAAGAGTTGGTTTCGGTTGTTTGTATTGGTTACAGTGCCACCAGCAGCGACAACAATATCAGCAAGTATTGCATTCATAGTGCGCATGATTTATTACTCAGAGGGAGAGTTAAAAGCCCCGAAGGGCTGGGAGGGATTTTTGAGGGGAGAGGTGTCAACAGGCCTGTTAACATGTGAAAGCCCTCAATTCTTTCACGCTGTTAGTATAACATAACTGGTCGGAGCAGTTAAATTGCCATTTAGGTGTACACTCATAAAAAAAGGAGATTAAAATGCTACTTCCAGAAATGAAAATATTCAACACGACACCAGAAGTTAAGCCTGTGGTTAGGATTGATTCCAATAATAACGCTTTCGTTGTATCTTATGGTTGTGGAGTTGGTAAGCGGATTGCTGATAGGTATGTTAAATTACACGCCTTTGTCAATGCTAGCGCTGGAATTGTAAAGTTAAGCGCTCGCGAGAGTCCTCTGGACTTTGGTTACTTGTCAAGTTTACTCAATAAAAAACCCACCTGCTAAAGTGGGCTTTATCTATCCTGCACAATTCTATTATAATTGATATTGGTGTATAAAAAAGCCCCCGACTAAGGAGGCTTTTGTTTGCTATTTTGCTTTGCGTTTTTTCTTAGGTTTTTCCGGCTCTGCTTCATCGGGCTTGAATCTAGCATCAACAATCTTCTTGCCTTTATGCCTTGCCTTCTCTTCAGCAGAAACGGGATGAACCAGATAAACAACCTCTTTCATCCCTTAACTCCTTACTGGTCAGCGTCAGCAATAGCCAGCGTACCAAGCGTGTGCTTTTTATCAGCCATAGCAAGATCCCAGTTAGTGCCAGTAAACAAGTCGGCATCAGCAGGAGAAGATCCACCGTTGGCCTCATCCCACTTGTAACCCTTAAGCCGTAGGCCGAAAGTGTAATCAGCCTGCCAAGAGGTTTCTATGCGCTTCTGGCCGTTGGATGTTTCCATGTTTGTGATGATGTCTGTAGCGTTATCGACAACGATACCGCCAACAGTCACAGACAACACCTTAACCTTGTTAGGCGTACCAGCAACAAGTAGTGCAGGGATATCAGATACAACCATCAGCTTGCCAAGGATTGACACAACTGTAACGTTAGATGAGTTAAATAGACGCTCGCCGTTATCAAGAGCGTTGTTGATCAACACCTCGTTACCTTTTGAGTGCATGATGTCAGCACGCAACATGCTAGCAGCATCGCCGAACTTAAAGTGAGAGCCGTTAAGAACCTTGGACGTTAGCGCTCCAGCTCCAGCGGTCAATGCAGACACATCGTTAACTAATGCGGCTTGGTTCTCTACAGCGGCAACAGCAGCGCCAACAGCAGTATTAAGCTGGTCAGCCAACAGCGCATCTGCAAAGCCTTCAGCGATAACCATAATTGCTGCGCCAGGGTCTTGCATAAGCCATGACATTTGAGATGGCTCAAAAATCACAGGACCAAAACCACCAGCAACCTTGACGCCACCAAACTCGCCCATCGCCAGGTTAGTTCCTGCTTGCGAAGCGTTAGCGATATTGCGATCAACACGGCGTTGAGCACCCGCTAACTGCTGAAAGAAAGACTCTTTTGTGTAGTTGCCGCGCCATGCGTTTGCATCTAATACACTGGTCCCACCAGACGCCTCATTAAAAGCAGTAAGCTTTTGACCTAGCAGCTCGAT